CTGCATTTCCCGCACATCCGCCCCGGCACCAGGGGTGTTGGTCAGGCGCAGCCGCCAGTAGCGGTGCCCGCCGTTGGGATTCAGATACCATTCATTCCAGCCGATGAGATCGGGGATGCAGCCGCTTGCTGCCGTGGACCATGTGGAGCCGTTGTCCGATCGCTCGATCGTGTAGTTGGCCGTGCAGCCTGCCGCATCCAGATAAAGTATTAGCCGACGATACTCGGGCGTCACGCCGGAGCCGTGGTCTACGGTGACCGTGGCGCCCGAGCTGGCCGCATCGGTGTTCCAGCAATCCACCGTGACGGAATCATCCACGCAGGCCGCGGCGCTGAATCCGCCCATGCCCGAGTTGGCAATCATGCCGCCGGTAATCAGGCCGCGTGTCTGGAATCCAGCGCCCCATGTGGCATTGGTCAGGTACTCGGACACGCACAGAGCGGTATTCGCGGTGTAAGCGGTGGTTCCACTGCGCGGGTCGTAACAGAGCGCGCCCTCTACCTCGAAGGTGATATTGGGCAGGCCGTTGGGGAATTGATTCTGGCCATAGAGCAATTTGACGTATACGCCCGCGCATCCCCGCTGGCGGTGGGCCGTGGTCCAGCCGATACCCTCGGAGACCAAGTTGCTGAATGCTGCCTGGTCACGCGTACCTAGGTTGGCATTCATGTACACGTAGTTCAGCCATGAGCCGGTGCCCGAGCGGCTGAGATCGCCGTCGCTGCCGTCCAGCGTGACTTCCACGCCGTCAAAGAACATCTTCTTGACGGAGTTGACCTGGTGGCCGGTGAGCGTGATGGCTAGGTGGATGTATTGATTGTTGGCCCCGCTGGTGGCCAGAAACGTGATGACGCCGCCGAGGCGGCTATGCTTGCCGAACAGGACGCGGCGCGCGGCGGCAGACTGGCGGGATGTAACCTGACGGCCAGCGGTGCCACCTTGGGCAGCGATGCCGGATGCGCCGGGCTTCTTGCGGAACAGGCGGGCAACTTGGCCGATGGCGATGGATGCGGCGGTAGAGACGATGAAGGTGGATAGCGCTACGGTTGCTGCACTGGCGGTGCCAACACCGAAGGCCAGCCCTAGAAAGCCTATTACCGGCGGCACGTTGTTTCGCTTTCGCTTCGTCTAGACATTAGCTACGTTGGTGATAAAGTGCGGATACACGGAGGCTCTACCCATGCTCAGACCTGTGCTTACTGCCCTCGGTCTCCTGCTTTGTTCCATGCCTGCCTTGTCGCAGGACCGCTCGCCGCGCATCTTTCTTACCGATAGCGTGTCGTGGGAGGTTGCTGGCCGCGCTGGTGGCGCAAGGCCACAATCCGCGGAGATAGCCAAAACGTTCAGCCAGCGCTGCCCTACCATTCGCATCAACAACCGATCCGACATGGCGGACTTTGTTGTTGTTCTAGAGCATGAAGGCGGAAAGGGGTACGCCCGCAAGGACAACAAGGTAGCCGTGTACGACTGGGATGGTGACCTCATTTACGCTGGCTCGACCGCCGTGTTGGGCAATGCTGCGAAGGACGCCTGCACTGCGATAAAGTCCGAATGGCGACGAAACCCACGGCCTGAAACCGATGCGGCAAAGCCGGTTCCAACGGCTGTAGCACCAACCACTAAAGACTCGCCCTTAGCAGCAGAAACTGTCTCTCGCTCCGTATTTGTCGATATGGAAAGAACCGAATCCCACACCAAGCGCAGTAGTGCCGACGTTGCTTATGCTCTCGTGGATGCTGTTACAAACCACCTGAAAGCAAAGGGAGTAGCGGTTGCCTCTGGCAAGTCTCCCGCCCAATACCATCTTCGCCTGATCGTTGACCGACCGGTTATGAAGTGGGTAAAGGTGACCGTGGAAGCTTACGGCGATGGCGACCAGCCACTGTGGACAAGCGTTGCTGAAAGCGGTGGCGGTCTCAGTGGTGAACACGGATTGCGCGTGGCGACAGAAAGACTTCAAAAGCTTATTGACGGAAAGCTTGGAGAAGTAAACGGTCTCCCACTTGCCGTCGTTGCAGCACAGTAGAAACTCAACAACTACGGAGGAAATATGCGAATTGTCCCAGCCTTGGTCCTTGCTCTGTTTCTGTGTACCCCTGCCATGCAAGCGCAAGACACGCCCGCCGCCGAGATATTCGGCGGGTACTCGTACCTCAGTTTTGACGGCGGTTCCCTCGGAAGCTCCGAACGCATCGGCCTGAACGGTTTCGGCACATCGGTTACTGGAAACATCAACCGCGTGATTGGGATTGAAGGGGAGATCGGCAGTCACTGGGGCAGCGATTGCGGCGGTAGTGGCCTTGACTGCAACCAACTCTCGTTCATGGCTGGCCCGAGATTCGCCTTCCGTGGATCGTCCGTGACAGGCTTCGTCCACAATCTGTACGGCGTGTCCCATGCCAGCGTCGGCCTGTCCGGTGTGAATGTGACCGACAACAGCTTCGCTCTTGCCATTGGTGGTGGCGTGGATGTGAAGGCAAGCAATGTCGTCTCGATCCGCGTTGCTCAGTTTGACTACGTGATGACCGACCTGTACTCCGGCCTCGGAGCCGACAGGCAGAACAACTTCCGTTTTCAGGCTGGCGTTGTCTTGACGTTCGGGAGGCATTAAATCCTCCACGCCCTGACCGCCAGTGACAGCGGCAGCTTCTCGATTTGCTTCTCGCCCGGTGCCCAGATGTCTTCGCCCGACAGGCTCACGATGCCCAACGCCGGAAGCTCCGGCTGATTGATGAGCACCACATCGCCCCTGCGCGCGTAGGCTACCGGCACTTCCTTGATGTCATTCACCAGCGCGATACGAGATGCCAGGTCGCCCACGTCCCCATCGCCAAGTAGTCGCAAAGCGCCTTTAACATCGTGGTATGTCTCCCTGAAGTCTGCGGCCAGATCCACTCCCGTCATGGCCAGGACGGCATCGCAGGCGAAGCTGGTGCAATCATTTCTTCCCCAAACGAAAGGCGTTTCCCGGCGCAGTTCGATGAACCGCTCAAGCTGCGTCGGCCATGTGTCGAAGCGTTTCATGGCTGGTCCCATGCCGGAATGTCTTCCTCGGCGTCGTACCACTCGCCACTATTGCCCTGGAAATTGCCGGGCACTGGCTGCGCGCCACCACCGCCCACGGGGTTGCTGGAGATGGGTACCTGGTTTCCGCCCCACACCAGCGACATTTCCTGCAACGCAGCCACAAACTCAAATCCCAGATCGCCGGGGAATTCAATCTGCTGATCATCGTGCGTGAATCGCCGCTCGCGCGAACGCTTCATATTCAGCAAGCGGCTCTCGACGTTGATGGTGATGGTTACGGTGTCGGCGCCCTCGGCAATGGAGCAACTGTCCATGCGCCCCGAGAACGACAGGAACGGATCGGCAACCACCGCTTCCGCTGAGGTAAGGAATCCTTGGTAGATGTAGGCCGGTGAGCCCTGTCTGACTTCGCTGAGCGCCGATGTAACCAGGCTCGCAGGGATACCGGAGAGTGAAAGCTGTACGCCCTCGGCTACCGTATCGGCATTCTCGGTGAGTGGCGAGACCTTCCCCAGGTTGCCGGTGCCGGTCCATGTCTGGCCGTTCCATGACTTCGAGCCGTAGCCGCTCCACAGGTAGAGCCAGCCGGAGGGAAAGTAGAGCTGAACGAAGAGGACTGGACGCAGCCCTGCCGCCGTGATTTCGGTCACGGTGTTGGCGTGCAGATTGCGTGACACTTAGATTGCTGAGTAAGCCTCGAAGGAAAGGGAGTAGAGATAGCCTTCGGATACATCCCATTGCACGGAGTTTGCGGCCAGCCTGAAGCAGCCCTTGGCGGTGGCGCCCATCGTGACCGCTGCGCCATTCGATGGCGAAATGTCCAGTGCCGGGAAGATGTCCAGCGTGCCCGCGCCGGTCTTGTCCACGAGGTTCATGTACAAGCGAGCATTCGCGCCCGTGCCCACGGAGAAGTAATCACCCGCCTTGAGCGTTCCGCTAAGACTGGCAACGATCAGAGACCGGCCAACCTGCGATGCGCCATTGACCGTGACCGAGCCGGATGCGCTCCCAAGAAGGCCGGTGTTGTCAGGCGGTCCATATAGGAATGTTCCATACTTGCCGCTTTGGCCGACAAGCCACGCCTGGAAGGGAGCGGCTTGCGCGCGAGTCATCAGCGGCAGACTGACGGACAGCTTCCACATCGAGCCCTGGAACAAATAGGTTTGTTCCTGTAGGGTGTACGGGGAGATGGAACCGGCGACTACGTTCCATGCTTCCATCGTGATGCGTGCGCCATTGATGGCGGCCGCTCCGTTCCCGGTGACTGTCGGGAAGTTTGTCGGGAAGGAGATGGCCATTCGCTAAGCTCTGCGCCTTCCGTTCTGACCAATGATGGCAAGTGTTCTGGCTACCGTGCGATCTTCAGACTGCTTGAGCACGCGGCTGAGGCCAGCCATGTCCGTGCCCGGCGCCGCGTTGATGTTGTAGACAGGGGCGACGGTGATGCTGCCGCCCAGCTTATTGTTGGAAACGATGGTCCCGGCAGAGTCGGGCACGAACAGCTCTTTCCCGCGCTCGCCTACCCACGAGGGACCAGTGATGTGACCGCCATCGGCGAATCCAGGCCAGAGCGGGCCACCGCTCATGCTAATACTGCCCACGCCAGACGCCGCTGCTGCCGGACCGGCGAACGCCCCGGCGATAGCGCCGCCGATCTTTCCGAGTATCCCGCCGATGCCGGAGCCGGATTGCTGGTTGCCAAACAGCGCATTCATCAACGGCTGCATGGCCCCGAGTTGCAGGATCATCTCCGACATGGTTTGCAGGATGTTCCCCAGCGCATCGCGGAAACCTTCGGCCCGCGTGATGGCCCTGGTAAACATCTGCGCCATGTCTTCGCGGACCTGGATGGCAATCGGTCGCAGCGCCTGAAACTTCGGCGGGAGCTTGTCTAGTTCCAGTCCCAGCGCCTTTATGTCAATTTCGGGCGCGACAAATGCAAACTCCGGTGCCTGCACATCCGGCATGATGCCGGTGAATCCGCCGCGGCCCCTGGGCATGGCGGAGGCGGCTTTATTCATGAGGTCCAGTTGATTGGCGAGGTGTCCCTCGATGGCCGCTTCTGCCTTGGTGTGTCCCTCGCGTTCAGCCTTGAGGATGGCAGCCTGACGAACGGATAGGCCGTACAGGTCGATCTGTAGTTGCAGTGCCGCTATCGCCTTCTTGCCCTCTCCGGTTACCGCAGCGGCCGCTTGAACGGTGGAGTTTAGGCCCGCAGGCAACGCTGGCCCGAAGGCTTCGCCAAGATTCAGCGCGTCTACGGCGAGCTTGGTTCCCTCTGCGGCAGACTGAATGCGCGCCAGCGCCTCTACGAACGTCTGCTGCCGGTCCCAACGAATCTGGTCCATCTCGGCGTTGTAGTCACGCAACACCGAACTGGCCCTTGAATTGTTAAAGGGTGTCTTTGCTATATCTGCAATGAACTTTGCAGTTCTTGCCAGACTCTTTCCTAGCCACTCCACGTCCGCCGCAATGACTTCGATTGCTCCACGCAATGACTGGAAGATCACCAGCGCTGCACCGGCCAGGTTGATAAGGTGTTCCGTTGCAGACTTCATGTTCCCGGCATTATTGGCGAAGGACAGCATGGAGTTAGAGGCCGCTTCTAACTGTGGGATCAGGGCAGGGAGTGTCTTGATGACTAAACCATCCAACACAGCCCGCAGCCGGGTGATGTTGTCCTGGAACCGCTCGGCACCCTTGGCGACTTGGCCAGTAATAACCACTCCCAGCTTCTTGGCCTCTTCTACGGCACCGGCGAGACCTTCCTGCATGGGAATCAGTGCCGCCCCAACGCCCTTGCCGAATATTTGGGCAGAGAGGTTTGTACGTTCCAAGCCAATCGGCAGCTCACCGAGCCTCTTGGATATTTCAACAAAGGCGTCGTTGGTGTCCTTGAACACTGGCACATTGCCACGGAACAGGGTGCCCAGAGCGGAATGTGCCGCGCGGCCCTCTTGCGTGGCCTGGTTGGCCTTAGACAGGTTTTTGGCGAGGTTCACCATGCCGGTTGAAAGAGAGCCGGTATCTACATCGGAGAGCTTTGCGGCGTATGACAGCGCGGAGAAATTCTCAACAGAGGTTCCGGCGGCCTGTGCCATCTTTCCCATCTTGTCGGCGGTATCGATTGCCCGCATGGCCATCACGGCAGCGGCTCCAGCGGCGCTGGCAATCATGCCCGCCGCGGCGGCGCCGATGATCTTGAATGACCGCTCGACCTGCCTGGCCGTGTCGAAGGAAAGATTCGAGGCGCGCTTCAGGTCCGAGGCGAACGACGCCGTGCCGGCCTTGAGGTTGATAATCAGTTCGCCGACTGTGGCCATTAGTTCCCTACCTTCACTTCCCCGCCGAGGGCCATCGTCATCACTTCAAGCATTTCCCTGCTGATGGGCGCGGCGTTGGGAGTCTTGGGTTTCTTGAGCCATGGCATGACTTCGTGGGGTTGGGGAATCTTCTTTGCACCTTGCGTGGCGTACATGTGGCAGATCATCGTTGCGATGCGGTAGTCTTCGCGGTGCTCACGTTCGCTGTATGCCTCTTCCAGAGCCGACCATTCGCCCAGCGACAGGCTGCCGACCTCTTCCCTGCTCAGGCCGTAGCGCACGCGGCAATGCGCCAGAAACTTGAGGCTGGGTCTTAGTCCGCTGCCGCCAGAGCTTTTGGGGGCGTCTCTTCCGATGCGGCAAAGGCTTGCTGATAGGCGTCAATGACGGGTTGCAGGTTCTGCGGGTCCATCATCGAGCCGACTTCCCTGACGGTGAGTTCCGGCGCCTCGTGCAGCAGACCCGCCCAGACGATGGCGCGGACCTGCCGGAAGTCCGGCTTCGTCAGCGAATCCCATGCGTCCTTGGTCAGAAAGTTGAGATTCAGTTCATCGCCCAACGAGATAAGCGCATTCACGTCAAACTTGAGGTGTCGTTCCTGGCCGCCCAGCATTACCGGGACGACTTTAATGCTCTGTTCCATTCGCTCTCCTTCCAGGGCCGCAAGCGCCATGGGTCCGGTCATCGCGCGTCTTTCGAGCGTGGCAAGGAACCGCGCAAAGACCTTGCCCGTTCTCCAGCGACCAATCGCCCGAGCCGTCCGGGTTGAGCGGCACGATATGATCCGCAACCGTGGATGGCACGTAGTGATTGGGAATCTTGTAGGGGTTCACGCATAGCGGATCGCGGGCCAGTACCAGCCTGCGCCATTTCACATGCCGTCCGCCGTATCCCCGTTCCGCCGTCTTGCCGCGGTACTGCCGGTCGGCTGCATGGGCGGCCAGACGATGCTTCTCGCAACGTCCACGGTCAACCAGTTCCCGGCAACCTGGTTGACCGCAGAAGCGCCTAACCGCGACAGGCATTAGCTCAGGACGGGCTTGCCGGTGGAGTTTTTGAACGTCGCAGTCCCGGTCATCCGCTCGCCAGGCGTGATGCCATCTGACGCCCACGAAGTGAGTAGGCAGGTCTGCGTCCACACGCCAAGCGAACCGGGCAGGGTTACGACCAGTGACTTGGCTGTGCCAGCTTGCGCGTCCGTGGTTAGTAACTGCTGCCCGGTAGCCTTGGGGCGATAGTTCATCTGGATGGTGATTTCGGGGCCGTTGAGCAACCCGAAGATGAATTCCTTGTATCGGTCGTCTGAGCCCATGAAGGTCGCTTCTGCTGGCTCCATCTGCCCAACACCGACGCCGTTGATGGAAATGATCTCTTCCGTGGCCGTGCCGCCCCACGTAGCCGTTAATCCATATCCTGGTTTTGCAGCCGATGCAGCCATCTCTTTCCTCCTGGGCAAAACAAAACGCCCCTAACCGCAGGGCGTTTCATTGCCGAATCTGATTTGGGTTTGCGTGCTAGTAGTGCAGGTAAGCCTTTCCAGAAATCTTCAGTTTTGCCGTGAAGCGAATAATGTCCGCTACAGATGCCACCGTAACGAGGTCTTCCACGTAAGCGTTAGCCCACCAGACGCACTGGTTGCCGCTGGCCGCGCCGGGAGTTCCGCCAAGCGCGATAGACCACGTTCGCAGCGTGCCAGCCTGCGCGTCCGTAACAATCTGCACCTGCGAAGCGTCGTCGGTGTAGTTACCTTCCACGTCAACTTCAGCCCAGAGCATCGTTTGAATGAACTGCCGGTACTGATCGTCGGAGTTCAGATGCGTGGCATCCGCGAGGTCCGCCCGCAATCTGAAGCCGTTGATGGCGACCAATTCGGCCACACTTACCTGAAGCGCAACCGAAATTCCGCCTGAATGATTGTTTTCAATTATGCTCGTGAAGGTGCTGCCTGTTACGCTGTTTACCTTGGTAACTTCCTTGACTGTGGTGCTGGCCGTGTCAATGCACAGGACCGTTCCCTGCGTGATGCTGGTCATCAAAGCCGGGGTGCGAGATTGTGGGGTAGAGCTTCCCGTTGTAGACGCGGCAATGGTGGTCAGGTTGCTGTCCTGCCGCCCTAGCACTGCCCCGTACCCCGGCCTTACAGAAGATGCTGCCATTGGCTATCTCCTAACTCTCGGCGAAGTGAAAGCCGTATTCCTGATCCACGCGGAAACACAACGTTTCCGGGTCGTACCCATCGTCTTCGCTGATCTGGAATGCGGCGTGAATGGTCGTGCTGCCCATCGTTCCCTGGTAGCCGTGCAGTTGCGCGCGAACGATCTTGGCCAGTTGCTTGGCCTCGCCGTAGCTTTCGGCCATCGAAGACAGCGTGAATACCGCCTCGTTGTAGCCACCCACTTCCTGCATGGTGACGGCCGGAATCTGCGAGGACGAGCTGTAAACAATCGCTTCCAAGGTGGCATTTTGCGGGAGTATTCCTGGGTAGAAGCGCGTGCCGATCACGGCGCTAATCGAAGCGTTCGCCTGTACCCATGTAACCAAGTCCTGCTGAATCATGTCGCTTTGCGGAAGGATTCCCTGGCGATGCGGTCAATACCAGCGCGCAGGCGAGTCTTGACGAGTTCCAGAGCCTTCATCTTCATGGCCTCAAACGCGGGGCGCATGAACGGTTGGGCCTTCACTTTCGTGGTAGTCGCAACGGCATCCTTGGCCCGGCTGTTGCGCCGCGTCATCGCAATGGCCGACAGGTCGCCGGTAATCTTGCGCAGGTGCTTGGTTGCACGCGGGGCGATGTGCATTCTGCCGGCCGGAACCCAGCCTTTCTCGATGTAGCGCCCAAAGAATGCGTGCTTCTTGTCGAGTCCGATCTTGGCCCTGACGATAGCTCCCGCCACGCCCAGCGATTTAATGGAGATGGACTTCTTGATGCCGTCCTTGAGAAACATCTTGCGCCATGATGGCTTGCCGAACGTTACGCTCGGGTCGTGTGGCGCCCTTAGCGCCGCCTGCGCGCGTATCAGTTCAGCCCCATCGCGCACGGCGGATGTAAGGACTTTTCTGGCCGTCTTTTCTGGCAACTCGTTCAGTGCCGCTTCCAGTTCCTTGAGTCCCTGTACTTCCACCGTGGTCCAGTCACCGGCGTTGTGGAAACCCGTGAGCGCCCGCTGCGATGAGCGCGAGATGCCCGCCTGACGGGCAAGGCTGGAGAAGTTGGGGATGGAGAAGGCCACTACTTCCGCTCCTTGACCGTCAACGTCGCCTCGCGTCCGCGCTCGCCCACGTTCTGTATGCCCAATATGTCGAAATAGCGATCCGTTGCCTGAAAGATGTCGTACATCTTGACCCTCATCTTGGCGGTCACGCCGTGCACGCTTTGCCGGCGCACGGTGATGCGCGAGATGTCGAGTGCCTGGAGCTGGTCCATCGTGGTAAACGATTCCTTACCCTGATTGACCTGCGGCTCGACCGATGCCCACACGGTTCTGACTCCTTCCCATGTGTCCGTCTCCGCGCCAAAGGTATCAAGTGCGCCAGTCAGTTCCTCGAACGTTATCTGGTGACGGAGCTTCCCTGCTTGCATTAGCTACCGGCTGCCACGCCTTCCGACACATAGGCGGGGCGGTATCCTTCGCCGTTGATTCCAGCGGCGGTGGTGGCGATGATCTTGATCTGGTAGCCGGGTCCAGGGTCAGGGTCGAATGCCTCTGTCACCGCGGCACGGTACAGGCCGTCCGATAGGCCAGAGTAAGAGGCGGTTAGCGGTCCACCGCCCGTGGGAATGGTTCCCGTGGGACTGAGAATGGTCACGTACACCGTGGCGTTGTTGATGAAGGAATTATCGCGGCTATTCACCAGCACTACGTCAATGTCCTGGTCATTCCGCTTGAATAGTTGGTGCGTGCTCATTGCGGTCTCACCCTAACCGTTGTCCTGATAACCGGTCGCACGGTCACTTCGCTAATCACGGCACGGTCGGTTGTGGCGGCAACGCCCGGCCGCCAAATCAGCGATGCCACGCTGGCCGTCATAAGCATGATCGTCTGCACGGCCACGGATAGAATCTGGATGATGACTTCGGCGCCAGCAACGAATGTCGCGGCAAAACCGGTCAGCGCGTAGCTTCCCGGTTCAGCGGTGAGCACCCGGCCCGCGAGCGTGGAGGCATCTGAGCCAGTCACCGCGTATGACCCGGACGATGCCGTAATTTGCCTGCCTGCCACGGTGGAAGCGGCAGAACCGGTCAGCGTGTAATTCGCGGGGTCCAGCGTCAGCGTTCGGTCGGCCAGTATCGAGGCGTCAGAACCGGTGAGGGTATAGGTTCCCGGTTCGCCGGTGATTGCACGCTGGGCCAGCACGGTTGCCGCAAAGCCGGTCACGTCGTATACGCCAGCGTTGCCGCTCAGGATGCGGTCGGCCAGGAGTGATGCCACGCTGCCCGTAATCGCGTATGTTCCAGCGTCCAGCGTGAGATTGAAACCGCGCAGCATCGCCGCATCTATGCCCGTGATCGTGTAACTGCCAGCGTCGGCCGATACCACGCGTCCTGCCAGAAGGTCTGCCGTGGCCCCGGTAAGGATATAGGCTCCAGCGTCGGCTACCAGGACAAAGTTGCCAGTTGGCGTGTAGACCAGCAGCGTGTCGCCGGGAGTGATGAGGTATTCGCCTGCCCCGGCCGACAACATGCGTTCCACAAGCAGCGTGGCAGCGGCGCCAGTCAGAACGTAGGAGCCGGGCGCTGCGGTAATCATGCGCTCGGCCAGCAGGGACGCATTTGCACCGGTCAGCAGGTAGGCACCGGGATCGCCGGACAGGACGCGCCCGGCTACAGTCAGAGCATCTGCACCCGTGATGGAATAGCTGCCGGGGGAGGCTGTCAGGAAGCGCTCGGTCAGCAACGAGGCGGCTGTACCGGTGAGGGTGTAACCTCCAGCGGTGGCCTCAATCATGCGTCCCGCGAGAAGGTCTGCCGTGGCCCCGGTGAGCGCATAGGTTCCAGAGTCCACGGACAGGAAGAAGCCGCGAAACAGGCCGGCATCGGCGCCGATAAGGGAATACGCTCCGGGCGAAGCGGTGACCATGCGACCCGACAACACGCTCGCGGCCAGGCCGGTGAGTGCATAGCTGCCAGGGTCGGCGCTCAGTGGCCATTCGCGCCAGAACTTGGTCTGCGCTAGAACTGAGATTGTTGGCATTATTTGTAGAAGAGGTCGAGGACCACGGTGCTTGCCGTCACGCCGGTGGAATTGTTGTCTGCAATGCCCGTCACGATGCCGAAGGCGACTCCGGTTCCGAAATTTAGGCCAGCGGTGCCAACCGGGCGGCTATTGGACAAGCCAGCTTGCACGGCAATGGTCAGCACGGGAGTATCGCTGCCCAGCGTGGGAGCGGTGGCTTTATTGAACAGCTTTACGTAGATGGGCACCGTACCAAGGTTGAATATTTCCCATCCGTAGACCTGGCCAGCGCTGCCCTTGACGCTGACGGCATCACCAGATCCGGCGGCCACGCGGTGATGGATAAGCGCGCCAATCTGGCTGGCTGTGACTGCTCCGGCCATCCATTCGGCGTGGTCTGTGAAATCCGTTGACGATCCAAGGGTGAGGTCTGTGCTCGGCGGATTCTGGTAGGGAACGCCCATTTAGTCACCCACTCCAATTAGTGTTAGCCGTGGCGTGGCAGTAGCCGCCGCAGACTTGATGCCGACGGCCAAGCCGATCGCGGTGTCAGACGCTTGCGTCCACGTGGAGTTAGTAGCGCCGGAGGTGTTGGTACGCGCCTGCTGCTGGTTGCCGGTGCCGCAGGTTCCTTCGGTGCAGCTCTCGCCGATTTCGAGGAACGAGTTGCCCGGCGTAAACGCCGCGCCTCCAGAATTGCCGGCGATGCCGAAAACAATGCCTGTCTGGCTGAGCGTCACGTTGCAGGTCATGGTTGTGCCGCCCGCCGTGGTCGCACAGGACACGGTATCGGTGTCGAACGGAGTGGCGCTGGTATTGAGCCCCGACATAAGGGCACCGTAGAACCGGGGATAGTTTCCGCCCGCTCCGCTGATCGTTGCGGTGTAGCTGGTGTTCGCCGATACGTTCGAGAAGACGGCAATACACTGGCGGTAGACGAAGCCCGGCGAACCAACGTTGTTGGTGCGGCAACTCGTGGTCGGCGTGCGCACCGTATCTCCGGCGCCGTTCGTAAAGGTTGCGCTCATGGTGGTCCCGGAGCCGCAGCCGCTATCAAGACAGAATCCCGCGCCGACGATCACCGCGTCCCCGGCGGATGGAGTCGTGCTCAGCGTGAATGTAACGGAAGTCTGGTTGGTGCTGTTATTGCCGGAGATGTCGAACGTCTTGCAGGTGACGCCGTTGCCGTAGTCCGTGGTGGCGCATTGCGCCCATGCGGACGGAGCACAGGCGCTCAGCACGGTGAGCAAGGCGATTTGTAGCAGGCGTTTCATTGGGGAATTATCCCTTTAACTCCCTTGTGCTTCTGCTGGGGTGAAATCAACGTAGTATTCCTTGCCCTGCTCGAACTGAGTGAAAGCGGCGTCATTCAAAACGTTCAGGCTTACGGTGCCGCCCGGGGTTGACGCAAAGAACTGCTTGTTTTCATCGCTACCCGTATAAACAGGGTACAGATGAACGTTCTTGCTCTTTTCATCCTTGAAGCTGCAAACCATTTTCGCTCGGACCATTTTCCGTTCCTCCAATTTAGATTTACCAACTGCCGCCACTAAGTCTTGAACTCTACGCTCCATCTCCGCTGGCGTGGGCCAAGGTAGCGGCCCTAGCCGGATGTGGTCAATGTGGTTGCAAGGCTCAAGGCGTGTTTCCCCGTTACCGGAAACACGTTGAAATCGTTCTCCGGTAGCCAGATTCATGCGTTCAATATCGCCCCTAACTTCCATGCCCCACCTCCAAGGGAGTCATCTATATAATTCCCTTTCATTGCTCGGTACAAGCCTCCGAGATGGCGGTCGCGGTTACGGTGATCGTACAATTCAGCGTCTTGCTCACCGTCTCCGTCCGGGAAGGCACACTGACGGCCGGCACGACTACCGATACAGGGCCGAGCGTCTGGCCGCCCACGTTCACAGCCAAGGACACTGGCGGCGGCGTGATGCTCGATGCGGGAATGGTCACAGTGCCCGTCACCGCCCGCGTGAAGGTGTAGGTCCGCGCCGGGTCGGGGTCAGGGTCGGGCGGCGGGGGCGGCGGGGGCGGGGGGTCCGTCACCAGGTTGGCATTGTCGCTGCCGATGAATCCCGTAGGCAAGGCCGCTTCCTCGAAGTCCACGTGCATCCAGAACGCTCCCGGCGAACCGGGAATGGCTGCCGTGCTTACGGCTACAACCACAGCCCGAGCCGCTGCGGGCGCCGTGCCAATCTGCGTGGCAAATCCGCCATTGGTCGCCGCCGAGCGGATCGGCGCGCTGAATTTCGTGCTGATGATGTCGCCCACCTCAAAGCCGCCAGTCTGCGGTGGGGGAGGGGGCGGTGGAGGCGGCGGTTCCCCGGGAATGGTGACCGTTACCTCATTCGAAGCCAGCGATTCCACGCCATCGGCTACCGCCGTGACCGTGTAGCGATAGATCGCGCCGGGCTGTATGCTGGTATCTGCGATGGGCGAGGAGCTCGCGGTGCCCACAACTCCACCCGGCACACGGTTTAGCCGATACTGCTGGACGTTCGGCGTAGTCGAAGGGTCAAACGTTGCGCGGGCCGTGCTCTGCGCGCTTGCGCTGATAGCGCTTCCTGCGAGCAGCAAGCACAGCCCTACGCCGATCTTGTTTCCGGTCATGTAAGACCTCAGCAGTCGTTGCTTCACTTTTCAGTAGTCTTTGTGCCAGATTCGCCGCTTTTGCCAACCAGTCATCGGCCGGCACAAAGCAGTCACTTCTTAACCGTGTACGCGACCGTGCTTTCATACTTAGAGAATCGCCATCCCCTTAACCTTCTGCGCCGTGGTCGCCCCGTTCCAGATATTCATCATGCTGGTCTGCGGGGTTGTGTAGAAAGCGTTGTTGGTCGCAAACAATCCCAGCGCAACCCCCTTCTGCGCCTGCCTAAAATCGTTGACCGCCGTAGTCCACTGCGCCATTAGCGATGCATCGGAGTCGGGTGGGGAATCCGGGTCTGGCGTCACGTCCGTATCTGGCACCGCCTGCGACACCGTATCCTTGCTCACCAGCGCTGCGATGATGGAACGCGCCTGACCCTTCAGCCATAGAGCAGCCTGTGATAGTGAAGTGAGGCCCGGGGGAACCGTCATGGTGCGCGGAACCACTTTCACGCCGTCTGTAAACTCCACCTGCACCACGTTGCTGTCAGGATCGAAACGAACGAACTTTGCTGTCCAGGCCATAGGTGTCCCTCCTTATGGAGCTGCCGCGACGACGATTTGGCCCGAGAGTTGTACGGCCGCACTGGTAACCAAGCACAATACAGCGTTGGAAGTAACAGTCCGTCCGACTGACCCAGCTCCATTTCCAAGCGTCAGACCGCCATTCGCTGCGAAGTTCCAGCCTTCCGCTGCCGTAACGCCGCCCATGACTCCAGCGGTCGGAGAACCGCAGCCGTCGGTGTTGTCGTCGACCAGCGCGACGTTGTTCGCACCGGCCGTGACGAGATTGATTGCGCATATGTAGTAGTGCGTGCTTGCGCCCGCCAGCGACGGCGTGATTTCGGTGGTCGTGGCCGTAACGATGTCAACTGGGAGGTAGAGCTTGGCAATGCCGCTACATGGGTCTAGTTGCCGCGTCCACATCTGCCCAAGCGAATCAAACGACGGCATCGTGTTGTCGCCGCTCGTCGCGGTACTCGCGGCAGCGACATCCCGGCGGACGCCCATCGCGTAGAGTCCGGTGCCACCAGCCGTCTCAGCCACGTCTTCCACCGGGACGGCAACGCCACCCAACTGGGACAACGTGGTAACGGTGGTAACGGTGGTCACCGTGCCGCTGGAGAACGTCACGGGCTGCTGTGAATACACCACCGCTCCGTAGAGGATGACGACCAGCAATGCCAGCCAGATCGGTTTCGTCTTCATCTGATTAACCACCAATGGATTTGCCGGTCAGGCCGATGACGCCGGGATCAACGTCCAAGCCGAAGTGTCGTCGGCCGCAGACCTTGCACACATGGCAATGGATGTCCTGCCGAATAACAGGCTCTCCGTTGATGACCAGGCGCGCGACCATTGCGCCCGTGGCCGTTACGGAGTCTTTGGAAACGAGGTTGCTCGGTTCTGCGCAGCAAGGATTCAGATTTGGATTTGTCGCCGACATACTCCCCCCTTACGCGAGTGTGAAAATGGTTCCAGTCGTGTCGGAGCCATTAAACTTGACACTAAAGGTCTCCCCCACCAGCAGGGTCAGCGACGATCCGTAGTCCCACCAGGCGATGAGCGGGTCCACGGGCGATGTCTGGGTGTCGTTGTAAAGCGTCACATAGCGAAAGCTGGCCATGCCAGCGCCGGAAGAGGTCCACACAATTTTGGTGCCCGTTAATGTGGCAGTGCCGGTAGCCTCCGCAAGGGTGTTCTGTGAATCTTCCCCGCCGGTCGTGTAGCCATTGCCATTGGCGATTTGCGTGAGGTCCGACAGAATCGTATTGGTAGCCACTGGCGCAGCGAGCGTCAGCACGCATTTCAGCGTATCGGTATTTAGCTGATGCTTGGCAAGGCCAAGTTGTTCGACAAAATCTTGTATCTTCGAGTACGAAGCCATATACTTTACTCCTTATCGGCCATTGTGATGTACTTCACACTATGGCGGTTAAATTGGACACGGAACCACATCGGCCTAGGCATACATCCAAGCGATAAACGAACGGTCATTCAGTCCTTTCACTACCACTCGAAATGTGGAATTGTTTCGTTCACTAGCAACTGTTCAATGTGAAACGGCACCATTGCCACGATGGTCCCAGTGATGATTGGTTCTCGGCTCTCGTACCAATGGGCCACGAGCATCTTGATTGCGAGCTTGATCGTGTCGCTGACCAGTAGCGGCGACGTGGCTCCGGCCGTGTAGTTCACTTCCACAGCATTCATGCGGCTGTACAGCGATGGCCAGACGTACCCATAGGCGGGCTCGATGCGCGCGGGCGCGCTGAGCAGGTCCGCCTGGTAGGCGCTGGAGGAAAGTGTCTGCTGCGTGCCGGTGGTGTCGTAGTATTTCACCGATCCAACCGATGCCACCGGGGAGCGCGGAAGGCGAATGACGCCGCATGCCGGCCAGCCATCTAGCGTGAGCTTTAGAACGGTGGTGCAGAGCGTCCGGTTGGTCACGTTTTCGACCGTGATCCGCGCTGCCTTGAGCAATCCGCCGATATTCGGCTCGATGTCCTGCACATCCTCGATGTCACCGAGGCGCAGCCATTCCGCGGCGGCGGCGAGGTCTACTGCCTCAATCGTTGGCGCTGTGGTAACGGTCAGTGCTGACATTTAGGGCACTAATATACTTGCGTAACCAAGCATCCGAGCTCCCATCCTCAAATCCGACCAACTAGCGGTTGTTGACGAAAAGCTAAAACGGGCCGACGAAAACATCCGCAATCTCCACACCGAAATCACCGCCTTCCTGCCCGACAACACCGCAAGCGGAATCAGCGAAGAGGAGAAGAAGGGAGTCGATGAATGGGCCAGAAGGCATGCGAACCGAGGCATCCCCCCCAGGTTTGGCGTCCTTGCTGGCGAGGTTGTTTATCATCTCCGGTCCTCGCTCGACCATATCGTGTGGATGCTTTCCGATGACGCCTACAAGAGGGCCAATGAACGGGCCATTGCCTTCCCCATATTCGTCAAAGAGCCAGTGGCGAAAGATGAAATTGCCATTTACAACAGACAGATAAAGGGCATCACGACCAACAGCGATGCGTTGCGTGTCATCAAGGACGTACAGCCGTACCACGCTAGGGATCGTGCTACGGATCAGCCGCTTGCCATCGTCCACGACTTGAACCGAATTGATAAGCACCAGAACATTGTTGTGGTCGTGGGAACCTTCAACATGGGAATGAAATTTCCCGCTGCCGTCGTCATCGGCAGCTCTAAGATGAGCGAGGAGCAATTTGCTGCCCTCTTTCAGCAGAAGGTAGAAATTAAGTTGGCCCGACAAGTAGCTTTCAAAAGGTTTGGACAAAGGGAAAACCAAACGGCTATCCCATCGCTCACGCATCTTTTGAACGCGGTCCGCGATGTCGTCAAGCTGTTCGATTCCTAGGCAAGAGTCGATTTTTGGGAGTGGCACTGGTATAGTCCCTTCTAGAGGGACGACACAGTGACCACTACTCAAGGGAAAGCCTCTGGCAAGCAATCAGAATGGTCCAACTTTGAAAGTGCACTGAAGAAGGTACTGTCTGTCTCCCACGCCGAAATGAAATCAAAGCTGGACGCTGAGAAGCGGACGCGTCCTAAGCGCGCCGCTTCCCGCGTTTCCCGATCTTCCCGCGCCAACGATTAGGAACAACTTCCTGCCTTCCCAGTGACTTCCGCGAAGGTCAACCGCTTTCCTGCGATGCGCGATAGCGCCAGTTGAAACCTAGCGGCGGCGAGGTCTACTGCCTCAATCGTTGGCGCTGTGGTAACGGTCAGGCTGGACATTTATTCCTCATAGAGAGGGGGGGGGCGCAAGTAACCGTTGGTGGCGAACAGCCACTTGCGCCCTGGGGGCTTCCCGGCAGGGAAGGTGTTTACGCAATGGCCGTTGCGGACTGGTCTCCGGCGTAACGCGCGCCGGAAAGAAATCGCAATGGCCGAGGCAATCACGCTATTGGTGCCGTTGGTGATGTGCAACCGCAGGTTGGGGTATCCCGCCGGCAGTTCGCTGGCATCAATCTCCATGACGTAGAAGATGCCATTGTTGGCCGAAGGCGCAGCTTCGCCAGTTGCGGCCTTGGCAATCGCGGCGCTGAGTGTGTCACCGGCGGCAGTCTCTTCCTCGTACTGACGGAAAGCGATGTCCACGGTGGCGGAAGGCGTGAAGTCGTCGCACGCCTGCAAGATTGTTGCCGTCCATGCCGCAGCCGACACTCCGACCTGAAGGACAATCGTGGCGTGTGCATAGTTCCCCATCGAAAACACATCGGAGTCCGCTCCGCCGGTGATGTCCACGGGCGGTAGGATGTTCACGATGTGGCCCTGCTCTGCAATGTTGATTCCCTTCATGGTCCGTGTGCTCCTTATCTCAGAATGTGTGGGCGGCCCCCGAAGAGGCCGCCTCAGACTTAACCGCGGGTATCGAGCGAGACGAACGGCGACTGCGTTGCCGTGCCCTTGAACGGGGTCAGGGGCAGGTTCCAGATGGGCTGTCCGTCAACGCGCAACGTGATGCGGAAGGTCATTTCGTCGTTGATGAAACGGACATGCATAGAGGACGCCGCTTGCGCACCGCCCTTTTCGATCATCAGGTACTGGCTGAGGTCCAGCAGCATGACGTCGCCCTTGGTTCCGAGTGTCGGGCAGTATTCCACGGGGATGACAGGACGGCCGAGGATCGTGCCGTAGCCATCGCCATTGGGGAACTGATAGACGGGGGTGGAGATGCCGCCGACGTTCTCAGACCCGGCGACGTTCTTGATCTTGATGTTGAGCTGCGGCAGTTGCGGCATCACGTCCTGATTGACGAACCATCCAGCATTCGCGCGGCTGCGCGGGTGCAGGCGGGCGTACATCTTCAGAACGTTCTCGGAAACAATCGTGGCCGCAACTTGGCTGGCTTCCTTGGCAACGCTCACCAAGGCGGAGCTGTTGAGAATGCCGAGCGGCTGGCCTACGCCGGTTCCCTCGATGATGGCGTCTTCCACGAGGAAATTCAGTTCCTCGGAGAATGCCTGCTCCGCGATTCCGCCCAAAGCGGACGCATCCGCAATAAGTTCATCGGTGGCGTAGTACAACGCCATGAGCTTGCTCAGCTTCAGTTCCATCTGGCGGAACTTGGGCTTCTTGGAGGTAACTGTGTCGGCTTCCTGTGCCCAGTAGCCCTGGACGCCGCCCCAGCGTGAACCGGTGGCGCGGCTGGATTCGTCAACCGCGTTGATGACAAGCCCGTTGCCGCTGACGGTCTGCCGGCGAACCCTGCTCAGCACTTCGCCGCCCTCGTTGACCCGGCGCAGGATTTCATTGCTGAAATCGGACTGCACAAGGAATCCGCCATCGGAAGGAACAGCCTCATTCGATCCCGTGGCAGCAGCCTGCAAGCGGGGATCAACCAAGCGGCCATTGCTACGGTCGGCCGCAACCACCGCAAGCAGATATTCGCCCAAAGACTTGAAGCCGGCCTTTTTGGGCGCCGGATCACCTGCCCGGCTTGCCGCGTCCGTGTTCGGACTCTCGCCGGGAGTGGCGTTCCGCTCGATTTCTTGCAGGGCCTCTTCGCGCTCGACCTGCTTGCTGATTCCATTGGAACCAGTGAGCGCCTTAAGGTTCTCTTCATACTTGGCTGCCTCGGATTCGTTCAGTTCCCGATTCTCCGCGGCGGCCGCGTCCAACAGCCCGCGCATCGTCTTGGTGATGTCATGCGCGCGCTGCCGCAGTGCTTTAATGTTCGACATCGCTTTTCTCCTTTGCGTATCTACGTGCTCCGCCGCTGGCTTCCAGACATCGGAAGTCGCTCTGGCGCTTTGCCGCAGCGGAGCCACGGCAAAAAGTCGTTTGGTTGTGCTTTAGAGGGTCGCTGCTACGAGTTCGAGTTCCCGTGCAAGCTGTGCGCGCAGGGAACGTTGCGGTGCGCGCGCTCCAAGTCGTTGTAACGCCTGGTCCATCGTCTCGATACGGTCGGCCATGCCGATTTTCACGGCGTCGGACGCCATGACCATGCGGCCTTCGCCAAATCCGCTGCGCACCGCTTCCTGTGACACGCCGCGGCCCTTGGCTACCGATTTCACGAACATTCCGTAAAACCCATCTACCTTGGACTGTAGCTCGGCACGGGCCGACTCGCTCAATGGCTCGAACGGGTTTCCATCGGCCTTGTACTTCCCTGCTGTGATGAGTGAAATCTTGATGCCCTCGTTTTCGAGGGCCTTGGACATGTCTTCGTGCGCGGCAATGACGCCGATGGAACCGACCATGCCACTGGGTGACACGGACAGTTCGCCGGCCGCAGACCCCAGCCAGTAAGCCGCGCTGGCCGCTGTCGTGGCGTGGGCCACGATCTTCTTATCTTTGCGTGCATCGAGGATTTCAGCCGCCATTTCCGGCAATCCGGCCACCGCTCCACCCGGCGAGTCAATATCCAGCACAATTGCCGAAACATTCGGATCGGCGACGGCCTGCCTGAAGTCGGCAGCCAGCGTATCGAGCGGAGTTCCGCCAAAAATCATGGTAAACAGGCTGGCATGTGGCGTGATCGCTCCATGAATCGGGATGACGGCGATGGAACCGGAAGACTTCGCGCTGGGGCGTGGCCCGGCGCTGAATTTCGCCTGAATTTCGGCATCGGTAAGCTCGCCACTGACTTTTAGCGCGATAAGGTCGGCAATGGACTGGAGCTTTTCCGGCAGAATGGCCCACGGCTGACGAAATACTTCGGCAACAAGTGGTCTGTAATTCATAGGAGCACTCCCATGTCTTTAGCGATGCGTGCATCGCTGGAATCTGGTTCGTCATCTGTGGTCGGTGCAGGCGCAGGCGCAGGTACAGGCGATCCTGCCGGAACCATGTTCGATGGACGCCAGTAGTCCGCTCCACCTTGCTCCGCAGGGATCTTCGGCAGATTTTCCTTGCTGGCAATGATGTCGCCGTTCATAAATCCCGCTTGGCGGGCAAGCGAATACGACTCATAGCGACTCTTCAAATCGCCACGCAGCAGGGCGTCCAAATTGAATTCCGAGAAGTATCCATCACCGTAGATTTCAGCCAGCGGCTGAATAAGGTCCACATTGACTCGTTTTTCAAAGCGATTCGCGCGGGCCGACATAGAATCGGTGACAAACTCAATTCCCTGGTGTTCGATGTTGTTGTTAGTGGAACGTTCCAACATGCTTATTTTGTGCGGCGGGATGCGCGCCATGCCGCAGATTTCCTCGCGGGTGGCGTTTGTGGACTCGAGCAACTGGGAATCCTTGTTCGTGATCCCAATTGCCTGATATTCCATGCCATTAGGGAGAATGGCTGTCTTGCCGCGGTTCTTTCCTGCTTGGTACTCTTCCCACTGCTTGCGGAATTCGTTGTACTTCTCAGTAGAGAGCGACTGCGGGACTTTCAGCACACCGCCCGGCGTGGCGTTGTTGCCAAGAAAGCTAGTCTCGAAATCCTGCTGCGCCAGGCCCTTGCGGATAACGTTGCTGGCGGCAGAAATGAAGCTCATCCCATAGATTCCATCCGAGGACAGTCCGCGGATGTGCAGCACTTGGTCCTGCGTCAGTTTCGTTGTAGCAAGTCCGTTGGTGGATGACACTTCATACTGGAGGCGTCCACTATCCAGTTGCTTAACTTGCACTCGATCGGGGTGCATGGGCACAAGTGCGTCAATCACGCCCCGTGGCCCCGGCAGAATGCGTGAATAGGCATTCCCGCGCAGTTCGATGTGCGCCTGCATCATCTCGACCCACTCAAACGCGGTCTGCCAAACGTTCGGGCGATTGTGCAGAACGTCGTATAGCGGGAAGTCTCTGGCACGCTCGCGCCCGCCATCGGGTAATCGCTTGTAGATTTCCAATGGGCAGGAAGCCAACGTCTCCGAAGCGACGCGTACGCAAGCGAACACGGCAGACAACTGCAATGCAGATGCGGGAGTTACGGCACTGGAGCCAATGCCAAACGGCTGATACCAGTAGTCGTCAGACGGTCCTGGTGCGCTGGCTCCGATGAAACGGCCAACTGAGCGCAGTAACCGCCCTCTCAGGTTTATACGAACCTCAATTCAGGTGCGGCCGTGCTGGAAAGCAGCGCGCAGGCGTTATCCGCCATCGCTAAAGCCACGATTCCGTCAATTCGGCCCGTGGCCTTGCGTTTGTCGAATTTGCGATTCCCGGCTGGGTCCACGCTCACCCGGGCGTTGTCAATGCACCAGCCCATGACTGGATTTCCGCGATGCTTCAGTCTGCGACTCAACACATCGTCCTCGAGCGCCGTCACAGCCGAGGCCATGCCCTTGAATCCCTGGCCGGATGGCGTGATAGTTAGGTCCACGCCCAGATCTTCTAGTTCGCGGGTCATTTGGTCCATGTTCCAAGGGTCAAATGCAAGCGTAGCGATCTGGAATTTCGTGGAAAGCTCGCCAAGCTTCCGCGCAATATACCGGTAATCAATCACCTTGCCAGGAGTAGCCATGAGGTGGCCTTGTTTCACCCAGAGCCGGTACGGAGCGGAGTCTTTCTTCTCCGCTTCCTCGATCCCATCCTCGGCCGTCCAGAAATACTCCAGTAGGGGCTTCTCTTCCTCCATCGGGAAGACCAAAACCAGCGCCGTCAGGTCATTTTTCTTGGACAGGTCCAATCCGGCGTAGCACACCTGACCGCGCAGGCTGTCTTCCGTGAAATCCGACTGGCAGGCAGCCCATTCCGCGCGCGGAATGAACCTGAACTCTCCAGCCACGCGCTGATTGAGATAAAAAAGGCGGAACGCCGCTTCTCTCGCCGGGATACGTTTAGCCTGTTCGGCGGCGGATCGCATCTCATCCAGCGACCGGAAGTCGCCAAGTGCCGGATTACAGCCCATCCATGTGGCCTCGGACCACGTGTCGGCCGTTTCCGGCGCGGCATAAATACAGGGAAAAAACGTCTTATCCTCGACCACGCCGTCCCGAACCTGCACGCCATAATCGAAAAGCTCGCTCATAATGTGCTTCGGATCGCCAGACTGCGTGGAAATTACTATCGTGAGCGGTTCCGCCCTAGCGCCGGTGGAGGTCGTCAGCACATCGTACAGCTCGCGATTAGGCGCCTGCGCCAGTTCGTCGTAAATAATGCACGACGCTGAAAAACCGTGCTTTGTCTTAGCGTCAGAGGACAGCGCCATGAATATGCTGCCGGTTTCCACATCCTCGAGGTGTTTCGTGAAGTCACGAATGACAATCCGGTTACGCAGCGCTGGAACCTTGTTAATCATGGCCTTCATCTCGTTGTAAATCAGCGCCGCCTGATTCCGGTCCGCCGCCGCCGAGTACACCTGCCCGCGCTGCTCCGCCTCCGGTCCGCATAGATGCGCCAGCGCCAGCGCCGCAGTCAGCCCCGTCTTCCCGTTCTTTCGCGGCATCGTGATAAGCGCCTGCCTGACAATCCGCTTCCCGCTCTCGTCCGTGGCGTAAATGCCATCAAGAATCATTTTCTGCCAGGCCCGCAGCACGAAATCTGTTCCCGCCAGCGTCCCAGACGTGACCGGAAGCTTTTCAATGAAGTTGATTACCTGCTCTACGCGAGTACCTCCAGCTATGGAAGCGGTAGAAACGTACCGCCTACCTTTCCAGTTTTGTAAACCCTTTATTTTCTGTGCGTTAGGGCCGCGTAGTCCCATAATCTTACTCTGTACGTACCTCAAGCACGGTCACCGAGCAA